GATAATAATCTCATTATGCTGATGTTATATTCGCGCTACTTGATAATGGTGTCCAAATACAATAAAAAGTAATAGCACCTGCTGTTACTGTATCTGTCGCAACTGTTTGAATTATATCAGTCCCATTTGTCAAAATCTTATCACCTGGCAATGCTTCAACTGTTGCGGGAGCTGTATCAATCCACACTTCATTAGCGTCTATATCCGTAGCTGTTGTTTGTGCTATTAAAGAGGCAATATTACCTGCTATTCCGATTTCTATTGTAGCACCAGCACCTGATGTCAAAGTCGTTCCGCAAACAGCAAAAACAGTCGCCAGCACATCACCAGTGACTGTAAATAAATCTAAAGCACCAGTTGCACCATCACCAGTCGCGGTATAAGTTATAGTTTTAGTCTCAATAATCCCGTGAACCTGAATAGGAACGCGATTAGCATCTCGTCTTAATGATGATGTTATTTGTGTCATATTAGTCTTTTAGACCTTCAAACTTTTCTTGAGATTGTTTGTATCCCTTAGTTCGTTTGTCAACTTTCTCAGCCGGAACAGTCTTTTCTTGTGGAGCTATCTCGCTTGAAACTTCTGAAGGTTGTTTATTAAGATTTTCTATTTCTACTTCAGACTTGACTTCTTCGGACTCACCAAAACATTTAGCTTCCAGTTCAATTCTCATCGGATTACTGGTTGGTTTTCCTTCCTTGTTCATTTCTCTATCAACCAAGTGTTTGGCAAAATGTTTAGCTTTCCAATCTTCTAAATACATTGATTGTCCTTTTTTAATTGGGTAAGTAATTCCATCCCATAAACCAATAAAGTCTTCGTCTGTCCAATTAGTAAATAATATAGTTTCCATATATGTTTGTTATCAAGTGAGTGAGTCTTGACAAATTAGCACTCAACGGGAGTGTTTAAAGGCACACTCCCAAAGCCACAAAATCAGTCAAGTGTTAAGAATATTGGGTTATATTCTGTGCTTACACCTTGAACGCAAGCAACTCCAACCTGTAAAAGAGGAGCTACTGATTCAGTTACGCAACCGTCAGTAGTGGTTGAAGCATCAACACCTTCTCCAATTTCAGCAGGAGTGGCATCGTGCAAACAAGAAACCAAACCTCTTGTTTTAATCCAGCCGTAGTATTCCGCAGTAATAGCGGTTACAGCTACACCAACAGGAACTCCAGTTTCAGAAGCGGCGTGAATAATCACATCCATATACTGATTAGGAACTAAAGTCGCCTGTGAACTTGTCGTCAACGCCGTAACGATTGGTTCGTTGTCATCAATAGTAAGAACCAAGTTAGCAGAAGCGTCAGCCGCAGGATGAGACTTAATAGTATAAGTGTATCCCTCGCCTGCTTCGTCATTTATTGAAACAACCCCGCCAGCGTATTGGTTAGCTGTAGCAGCGGTACTGCCAAGAGTAACTGTAATTTCATTTTCGCCAGATGTTCCAAGAACTACTGCTAGATTAGCATTGTCCGTGGCATTGGCTGGTCCGTCTTGTAGTTTACCGGGAACTAACGCTGTTCCACCAGCTTGAACATAGCGGTAAGCATCTCCATTTGGAGTAACTACTTTTGCTCCAAGTGGCGCTTCCTGAACAGAAGAGTTGCTTCTAATGTCTGCAGGAATTGCCGCCATATCATGTGTAAATTGTGCCATAATAGTAATTTAGTTAATTAAGTTGTTTGAATACCGATTGTAGCAGTTGCCACTCTGGCAGGTGTACAGTTTATTACATTAGTTGCTGTTGCTATCTTTGTGCATTCTGTAGCACAAGTATCTCCAGTAAGTAAGATTTGTCCTGCTGTAAGATTAGCAACATTTATTGCTACTGCTGGTACTGAACCTAAAACATTAGCAATAAATTGGCAGTCGTGAAATTCCATAACTCTTTCAACATCTGCAGCAGCGCCCTTAATAAATGCAGTAGTTGTTCCACCTGCTTTTTTCCAAAACTTGCAACCGTCAAACAATACATCCCTTGAGACAAGACCTGCTCCTACTGTTCCTGAGGTCAAGAGAATTGATGGTCTTATTTTGTCTCCGCTTACAGAGTCTGCTAATGATCCGAAGGTGCAACCATAAAATTGTGCGGAGTCTCCATTCAACACCATTTCTGAATGCGTATTTGAATCAAGTTTTGCAGAGTTGTAAAATTCACAATTCATATAAGAAGTATATTCTCCACCTTCTCCAACCGTTGAAACTGCTTGTGTCAAAGTGTTTCCACTATCAAACTTAATGTTAGAAAAAGTATTTCCAACTCCTGTGTTCTTTACAGCGAATACATCGGTTGTTGCTGTAGTAACTCCCATAGTAACTCTTGTTCTCTGTCCATACTTTCTAAAACCTACTCCTGTTCCAACAAAATGCAATCTGCTCTTTGTGATAGATAACATTGAAGCTTGAGCGTGTGCCGCGTAAGCTGACAAATAAATAACATCGTGATTATTTGTCGCTGCGGCATCCACTGCAGCACTTATTGAAGCAAAAGCGTGATCTGGTGTATCTCCAACATCATTATCATCCCCGTTTGTTGGGTCAACATACCAAACATTACCAAATACAGTCGCACCTCCGCCAACAATTTCTGATGGAAAGATTTGAGCGCCGTATTTTAATGCTGGTACATAATCTCTTAACTTATTCATACTTATTTTCCTTTGTATTCCTCCCTCTTTCGTAGTCTTTAACTCAAAGTAAAGGGCGAAAATATTAGTTAATTAAACTCCTGTAATACCAGTCAAGCGAGCGTGTCGCTTTGGATTGTCTGTAATGAACTCACCACCGAAGTAGATGTGTCCGATAAGAGCAGCCGCATTTGATGGTTTTACCCATTCACTCCAACTAAATCCTAATCCCATAACATTTGAGTAATCGTTACCTTCAATGCTTTGAGATTTAAACTTGATAGGTGAAGCCTCTGCCATTGTCAATCCATACCAGTCAAGATAACTTTCATTCATCATAAACAGAGTTTGCGCTGTTGCTTTTTCATCTGCCAAAAGAGTAACCCCTTTATAATCAAGTCCGGTAAATCCTGTTCCGCCAACCAATCCTTTAACCATTCCAACATTCTTGTTAATTCGTTCTTGTGGTTGGAGAAGTTGCTCATAAAGACTAAACACTGTTTGGTCTGAAATATGAACAGTTGGTTTCTGTGAACCTGAAGTAATATCGTTATAAAGAGTTGCCATTTTAGCAAGTGTCAATGTTCCGCCTGAAGCGGTAACAGTTGAAGCAAGTGTTGCATAAGTAGCTCTAGCCAATCCGCCAATATTAGCTACTGATGAACCATCATCTACAATAGCAGCTAACCCTAATGGGTCTTTTGAACTGTTGCCAGTTCCATCTGCGTAAAAAATAGTTCCTAAGTCATCAGCCATATCATCAGCAGAGCCTTTCATTTCAACTGTTGCTAAATCAATAACTTTTTCTTGTGTTGCATTGATAGACAATTCGTCTAATGGCAATGAAACTGTAATTTGATAAAATTTAGCATTATAAGCAAGATTAACTCTGTTGTTAGTTGCCGCGGTGCTAAATGTATCAAATCCCGCAAATGATTGTCCCGTTGTATTTTTCTCATACTTGATAGGGAATTTCATTTGCTCCCCTCGCCAGCTTTTGGCTGCATTTACAATTCTTGTAAATAACACATTGCTATTAAGAACTGTATCAATAACCTTAGGAGCGAGCTTGTCTTGTGTGGTTGTTAATAGTCTTTGTCCTGAAGCCATAATCGTTTAGTTAGTAAATTAATGCCATCCCTCGTTTTTCAATGAATGGGAAGTTTGAAATTCCTCACTCTTTGATTCTGATTTAGTTTGCTTCGTAGTTCCATCAGCGACTTTTTTTCTGTCAGTGTTAGGTTTTTTCGTTCCCAACATCTGCATAATATCGTAAGCCTTTTTAAAATCAAGATTGCCTTTGTCATCAGTAGGACGATAATCAGCTACAACTTTCATAAGTTTATTTTCGTTAAACTTTAATCCTTCGTCTTTGAGTGATTGAACTTCGTCAGAAACCCAATCATTCCATTTGTCAGTTTCCTTTGTTGCTTTTGATTGCTCTTCCTTAATCTCACTAAGTATCTCTTGTTTCATTTGCTTGCGTTCTGTTTGTGTTCTTTCATTATACATCTCCCAAGCACTCTGATTGTCTCCGTAAAGCTCACTAAACCATTTAGGGATAGTTTCTTTGTTGTCTATATTAGACAACTTTTCGTTTGTCTCGTTTTGTTTAGATGTCAAGTCTTCAATAGTCTTCTTAAGACTTTTATTGTCGTCTATAATCTGTTTAAAACGAGGATGCTTATGAAAAGGAATGTTAGACTTTTTATCGTCTTCATCATCAGTATTAGGCTCGTCAAGCTTATCATCTGGCTTGTCGGGCTCATCGCCCTCTTTGTCATCTGATTTGTCTGGCTCGTCGTCATCGCCCTGATGTGATGGCTCTTCCTCTTTTGGTTTGTTTTCTGGTTGCGAACCTTCGGGAGTTTCCTTCTCCTCTACATCGTCAAGTTGTCCTTCTTTGACAATGCCCGCGAGTAAATCTTCTGGCATAATTGTTTGTTATTGGTTGGGTGAGTTCCAATTATTAGCACCCTATTTAATTTTTCTTTTAACTGCGTCAATTTGCTTTTTAAGTTTCTTTGCCTCTATAACCTTGCCTCCCGAAAAAGCTAATCTCACTTTATCTCCTCCTTTAGTTGTCTTAACTCTGAAACGAGTATTTTTTGGTACTGGCATATTATTCAGTTAAAGGCGGTAAAGTTGGTGTCGCTTCTGCTACAATCTCTTGTCCTGCTGTTGGTTCTACTATTGGCGGTGCTTGTCCGCCTTGTAATAACTGTTCGGGAGCAGTCTGCCAAGTAATCAATCGTCTGGCACTCTCTTGAGGGTCGGGGAAATCTAACTTGTCATAAAGAGTAATCGGATCAACAGCTCCAGCACCCCACAAATCAATCGCCTCGTTTCGTTCTGTTAGTGGGTCTCGTGGTATCAATGAGCCCTCTTTAACACTTACTCTTAATTTTTTGTCAAGATCTGAATTTATCAATGTCGTATATTCCATTCCTTTATCCTTGCCTAGAATTGAAGCTGAATGTTCTTCGTCATAATAGACATACATCATCTGAACCATTAAGTTGTAAAGATAATCAATGGATTGTTCTATGTATTCAGCTACCATACTTGACCTGTCTAAGTCTTGTTCTCTAACAATTATCTTGCCTCTTACTGTGTTCTCGCTTGCTACTCCTGCTGGTGTGCTTCCTGATGTACCGAATATGTTTCTTAATTGTCCTCTGTAATCTTGTAATGATTGATAAATAAATTGTGGTAGTGGCGGTCCTTGTTCTCTTCTCACAGCGCGATTGACATCTCCACTGGGAACATAAATAACCTTGCCTCGCCTTAATGCTTCCCCTGCTTGTGATGCTTCTTCTTTATTAAAGAAATCTCCCGATACTATAAGTCCTCCATTTGTATCGTCTGCATTCTTGTCAATCTGCTTTATTCTCTTGTTAATCAAATCTTGCATATCAATGTTCTGTTCTATCAAAGAAGTCTCATCGTGAGGTTGTTTTCCTAAATCAAACACTGATAAAAATGTATAAGGCATTTTAGGAACTGCGAAATGGTTGTTGCCCGCTCTTTGTTCTGTTGTTTCGTTTCCAAACTCATCAACATTGGTTTCATCTTCTCCGTAATTCCAATGAGGGTTTTTAATTTTTCCCAGAACTTCATTTTTTAAAGTCCAAAATAGTTTATCGTTTGTCCACCATTCTGTATATTGAATATCAGTCCCCATTTTATCTTTAGCTTCTTTTTTAATAATGCTTGCTTTGTCCGGAAATCTTTTAATTAAATCAGATGCCTTTTCTTTTTTAATCTCCCCGACATATTCTCCTTTGTATTCTCCTCCTTCTATAATTCCATCAGGGTCTAGTATCAACTTTGTCGGTCTGATAACTTGAATAACTATATCGTTCTCAACTAAACTCCAACCAACTTTAATACAACCAATCAAATCTAACGCCCAATGTCTTACAAGTCTTTTGATTTTTAGTCTTAACTTCTGAATATCTGCTATGTATATTAAAATGTTTCTGACATCTTCAGATAGTTTTTTGCCTTCTTCCGTGTTGTCCGCTGATATTAAAGGCTCTGGGTTCTTCCGTGTTATCTGTGGTAAAAATGTTTCTAAAGATTCAAAGATAAGATTATCAACAGGATTGTCGTTACTATAAGCGTATTGTTGACCTTTCCAATATTTTGTGTTCTTCTCCTGTCGTTTCTTTATTCTGCTATTATATTTCTCGTATTTGTTATTCCATTGTTTGGCAAGATCGATCAAGTCATCATCTTTCATAGACAATTTAAGCTCAGGCAACAATTCATTTGCTCCTTCTTTATTGTCGTCTGTTCTTAATTTGTTTATGTCTTTTCCTAAAGATAGGAAGCCGTCAAGTAAACCCATAAAAAAACACCATTAAAATTTATGGTGCTCATAGGCTCTCTATAAAAAACCTTATTTCAAAATAATTACGCGCTTACATCGTCTGCATTTAATCTCTAATCTTGAATTTCTGAGTATTCCAATCGCTAGTAACGCATTACATTTCTCACATCTGTATTCAATATTATTACTATAAACCTTTTTTTTATTATTGTCAAGTTTTTCTCCAGTCATTTTTTTTCTTAGGTGTATTAAATACATTGCTTTTAAATGTTCCATCAACTTCTATAGTTGGAACTGTTGGCAAATCCATTGACTCTCCGATAATAGCTCCGCCTCCCATTCCGTACTTGTCCATTCCAACTCTCCAATAAACAGAAGCGTGAACCCAGTGGTCGTTTCCTGTTGTTGTCTCCCATTTAGCCTGTGGCACACCCAAAGTGTCTGTCTCTGTAATTCTATAAATATCATTCCAGTGCTTATAGTAATCCTGCCAGTCATCTATCGTTCCTTGTATCGGTATTCTCTTATCAGCAAACTCATCAATGACTATCTGAATAGCCCTGTTTCTATCAACCACCACATTACCGAACTCATCACCTTCTCCCCACCTTATTACCTGCATAGTCTTTCTATCCCTTGCGTAATGACATAAGAATATCCTGCCCTTATATTTCTCTCTTAGCTTGCGTGGTTCTGTTAGGTCCGGAAGAGCGTCAATCACTGCTATGCTCTTAGGAAATCGTTTTAACAAACTCTCAATATCTTCCCATTTTTCAGTCTTTCCATAGTAAAACATTCCTTGACTATTCCCTAGCACATAGTGCTTCTCTAATCCGCTATCACAACCGATAACAACTCTATCCTGTTGGTTGACTTCACTGGTTAAATTTCTGAAGATTATATCCGGAGTAACCTTGCTCAACACATCAGACGGAGCAGGCAGTCCAAGCACAAAGTTATAAAAATAATCCTTAGGCTTATTATTAAAATAATCTATAATCTTTTTAGCGTTATATTTAGGGTTGCACATCAATGAAATCCAAAACCCTGAAAATTCTTTGTCCTTGTATTTATTAACCCATTCACCTTTTCTTACATCATTAGCTGTTATCTCTTTACCACACCTCTTGCACACATAAATCTGTTCTTTCATATCAAAACTATCAGTCCAGGATAGATACTGTCGTTCGTTGCAATGCGAACACTTAACAAACCAATGCTTCTGATCTGAATTTCTCCAATGTCTGTCAACGCCGTGTCCTGCTACTGACGGATTACTAAAATGCCACTCCCATTGATAATCTGAATGCTGAAGCCTTGAAGCGTACTGGCTTATAACTGATAACTTGCTTCTATCCTCCTCATCGTGAATGTTTAAATCTGAACTAACCATCAGCGCGGCTTTTTCTGTCCAAGTTCCCCTGTAATAAATAACATTATTACCCCAACGCTTCTGCTCTACGCTGTCCTTATCTTTAGTCCACTCTTGAAACACCGGATTGTTGGCTATTATTCTGTTAACCTTACCACCTGAAAAGTCTTTAACATCGTTGGCTGTCGGAAGAGTATATATAATGTCCATTCCTCTAAACCTACAAAGCCAAGCGCTCTTTATAATTGCCAGAGTTGTAAAACCAATCTGCGCCGCTTTTAAACAAACCTGTTTCGGCGCCATATCTGAATAAATATCCCAGAGGTAAGGATGGTCTCTAAAATCTAACTCTGCGCCATTTTCTGTCTTGATATTATATTCCTCTATAAAGATATGAACATTGCGCTGTTCTAAATTATACTTCATTTGTCTTTTTATCTTTTAACTCTTCTTCAACCTTGTCTGCCATAATATCAAGCTCTTTGTCGTTTTTAACAATTATAGAACCAGTCAATTCTTTTTTCTCTGGTGCGTATTTGCCTTTAAGCTTATATGCTGTATCTAAATACTTATGTCTTACTCCAAAATCAGGCTTCTTATTGCTTACT